TGCCAGCAGCGTCGCAATGCCACGCGGCGTCGTCAGCAGAGATGTACCGAGGGTTTTGGCACCACCAAGGGCAGCGCTGAAGAGACCCGCGAGCCCACTGCTATCTGGAGTGTAGTTCGCGTATGGATCGCCATAGGTGGGGTCAAAAACATTTTCTTGCGCCCCAATAGTAGGAACATAGCGGTAGCTGTCGTCGTAAAAACCTGCGGGATCATAAAACTCGTCCATATCACGCTCCAAACTCATATTCCATCAGGGGGCCATAGCGTCCTGCGGTCATCTGCGAGGACCACGCGGGCTGCTTGGGTTCTTGCGCTGCCTGTTCTATCGCTGCCAGAACAGAGTAGGTATCTGCGTTGACACCTGCGTCGCCGTAGGTGTTGCCTGTGGGAGATGACCCTTGAGAAGGCGCGGGGCCCGCGCCTGAGCCCAAGACACTGCCGAGCCCATCAGATTTTCCTCCGCCCGTGGCGCCGGAGACTGCATCCGACACAGCCTTGCCAAACGAGGAGCCAATGCCTGACAGGCCCACTGCAAGCCCACCAAACGGGCTCATGCTGTTCGCAAGAGATGTGAGTCCTGCCTGAGCGCCCGCGCCTGCGGCCTTGCCCGGGTTGCCTTCGAAGAGCCCTTCCAAGATGCCAGACGGAATCCCCGTCCTCGCACCGATCAATCCCGCAGCCAGCCCAGGCACGACGTCCTTAGCGGACAGCCTGCCCGTCATCAGGCCGTGGATGTTTGCAATGCCCTTACCGAGCGCGGACACCGTGCCGTAGCCAGGGATCAGACCGGCAAACGCGGGGGCAGCGTAGTTGAGGACGTTGTGGACGTTCTGTGCAGCGAGAGCTTGCTCTACGTTTTGGGTGAAGCCTGGGATGTCCATCTTCCCGAAGCCCGCATCCTGCAACCCCGCCAACGTGCCGTAGCTGACCCCTGGCGAATGAAAGCCCCTACCTGTTGCAGCGCCCTCGCCAAGAGGCGTGCCCAACATGTCCGCAATTGCTTGCGCTACGTCTTGTGAGTATGGGCCGGCAGAAAGCCCAGATGCTCCGCTGGGGTCGTTGTAGTCCCCAAAGTTTTCGCCGCTAAGGTCAGAGCCGCCAGGGCCTTGGTCACCTTCCATCTCTACCTCACTGAGTCAAATTACCGGCTGATCTCTTCCCAGTCCATCGAGGCATGAACCTGATCTCCATTCGACGACGACGTGCATACAAGCGTAAGCTCGTAGGGCGTGGCGGTGAATGAGTTCCGTTCAAGCTGAAAAGAGAACAAGGCTTCCTTCAAGATGTCAATGGTGTTGGACCCTTGATTTGATCCCTGGAAGTAGCCTGAAGCCAGGATGCGCCCGCCTGCTGTTGCAGTGCCTGTGATGTTGTAGTCCACAGCCGAACTCGTCCCCGCACTCACCCATGTGCCCCCAGTAGTCGTACCTGATGCCACCACGCTCCACTGGTAGTTGGTGTTGTTGGTGATGCCCATGATGGACAGCGCGGTCAAGATGACAATGCCATCCAAGCGGGTAGACTTGAGTCGGATTGAGATGATAGGGTACAAGGTGCCTGCAGTCGTCAGCGTTCTTGGCGTCAAGATATTTGTGCCGACAGCTTGCTGCAACCCTCGAAGCTCGTAGCCCCCTTCAGAGATCACCGTCGAACAAACCTGCTTCATCGTGCTCGACGAATCAGTGCCCGCCACGTTTTCAATCTCGTAGCGCAGGGGCAGGGAAGCGGTGGTGATATATGTCGTTGTGATCAGGTTCGCATGATTGAAGTTGTGCGCCGGAACAAACACGCCATTGATGATGAACCCCAAGCGGCAAGTGCCCAGGCCCAACCACTCAATATCCATGTACAAGATCTGCGCTTTTGACAGATCGAGCGTGATACCTGACGGACCCGTGCCATCAAGCGGATCTTGGTTCCAGTTTGCCTGTGCAACAAGAGTGTCCGTGGTTACACCGGTTACAAAACTTCTCTCAACAAAATATACATTGCTGCCGTTTTGCTCAAGGTAGAGTCCGTTTGAAGCCCCAAAATAGCCTACACGTTGGCGCAGGTTAGCTTTTGTTTGAGCCATCACAAACGTGGACATCACCAGCAGGCTCTTTCCAGGCTGGTAGGAGAAAACTTTCGTCGTCTCGCGGATGATCTTGCTACCGCTTGCCGTATTGATTGTGAGATCCACAAGACCTTGGGCGGCATTGAACGCTACGGTGAAGGTTCCGGCGGCTGAAGTGTCGTTTACCCAAAGGTTGTTGTCCGAAAAACGGTGCGACGAATCAAACAGCGTCAGCGGGCTGCTGATCCGCAGACGGCCAAACGCATCAACGTTGGTGCCGCCAATTGATACCGGGACAGTTGTTGCAGATCCGTCCACGATGCGCTCCAGAAGATTGTCCAGTTGGTTGAAATAGATCCGCAGGATGCTCAGCAGCTTGTCGAAGTACTGCGGATCGTAGGTGCGCGTTGCGACCGGCAGGGCCGGAGCCCTGAACCGCTTGATGATGTTGGCCCAGATTGTCATGACTTGCGCCCATCAGGACGAAGATCGATCCGGAACTTGCCCAACTGCCACTGGACACCCAGACCAGTAGACTTCGCACGCACCGCCATCTGGCGCCCACGCACACGGATGTAGAGATTGCCGTCGTAAGGCGTGACCGTACCCGAAAACCGTTCCACGCTTACCGTGGGGTCGCGCTGCACGGTACGTTCACTCTCAAGCGCCACGGACATGTTGGCGCTCTCAGAAACATTGGTCACACCGCGCGTGTACCCTGAGCCAGAGTTTTGCAGAGGCAGCAAAGACATGGTTAGCGACTGGTTTTCAACCGCTGCGGTAGAGCCTGCGAAGGTCACATCAGGCAGCATCCGCGTGACAAACCCGAAGTTGTGGCCGTCATCAATGTCGAACTCCGACGAGATGATGTACGCCTCGATGGGCTGAAATGTGCCAGTAGCCCCATCATCACAACCGCTCTCATGGTACAGAAGCTGGCTGTTGTAGTCCGCCGCAACCGGGATGTTGGAAAACACGCTGGCATCGTTCCATGCCGTCCGACCCATACTGCCGTAGTACCACACCTTGTCGGCGTAGTTGTAAACGACATAACGATCTATGACGGTGGAGTTCGCGGAGCAGTAGAACCACCACACTTCGCTGAACTGCTCCACGGTGGAGGCAAAGATCTGCAGGTTCTGGTTGGTGTTCAGATCATCAAAGATGAATTTTCGGATATCGCAGTTGAGCGTGGCCGTCCGTCCATCAAAGACGTAAAACTTCTCGTCGCCCATCCAGTACACAACGCCCGCCGCCACAGCCCAGGCGCGATCAGAGACGATGGTGATGTTGTCAGCCAGGATCTGCGAGCCCCACACAATAGGCGGGCCGAGGTACTGCAGCGAGTACAGCGCCGTGTCAGTCCAGACCAAGATCTCCTGCCGGGTCTGTGCTACAGCCCGAATCTCAGAGCCCCGGGACAGCGTCAGGCTTCCAGCCTGAGTAGTCGCAGAAGGCGACCAGTTGGCGGCTGACTCTTGATCCGACCACCGAATGAGCATGGGGTTGAGCGTGGACGAACCGTAGTCCGTCGTGCCAAAGGCCAGAACGAAGCGCGAAGCATCCGAGACGAGGCGGAACAGTGCTGCAGAAGGCGTGTCGTTGGCACCGGTCAACGTCGAGATGTTTACACCTCGTGTTGTCAACGAGGTTGATGAAGAAGAGTTCCAGTAGTAGATCCCGCCGCCCTTGGGGCCGTAGATCAGATCTGAACCGAAGTTGGCATGGTTCCACAGGCCGATCTGCTCCGGCACGAACGGGTCAGGGTCGCCACCCCAGCCGCCGCTACCCCACAAACCAAAGCCCCAGCCCTCTGTGTCGCTGGGCGGGGGGTACTGAATGGCCGTGCCGATGTTAGGCTGGTACTGCGCCTGGACCGTCGTGCCACCGCCAGGAGAACCCGAAACGTCCGCTGCAGTGGCTAGCACAGGTAGCCCCGTGGTGGGATCTCGGGCGTTGAAGGTATAGCTGTTTGCGTCGATGACCGTAGCTACTTGGTACTCAAGCTCCAGCACAGCCTGGGTCATGTTGCCGCCAAGGCCCGTGACGTTGTCGAAC